GTATTAATCCTATGTTGGCTGTGTCTCAAGGCGGTGCGAGTTCGCCGTCGGGGGGAACCGCCAGCGGCGGGGCCGCGCAAGCGTCCCCTGCTCATCCTATGGGTAATAAGGCTGCTGCTGCTATGGCAGGTTTGGCGTCTGCGTCGCAGATTGCTAATGTTAATGCTCAGACAGATGTTGCTAAAGCGCAAGCGGAAAATGTGCGTGCTGGTACGCAAGTGTTGTTGGAAGAGCCTGCTTTGCGTCGTGCTCAGACTGATATGTCTGTTGCTAGTGCTCATGAGTTGCGTGAGCGTGCTAATATGCTTGGTTATCAAGCTGCTAATATATTGGCTGATACTCGGGACAGGATACCGTCTCAAGTGCGTTTGAATGATGCGCATACAGTGTTGGCGCATGTGGAGAGTGCGTTAAAGCATGAGGAAACTTTGACTGAGGAACAGAGGAGGAAGTTGATTGTTATAGAGTCTAAACTTAAGATGTTGCAGGAACCGGAGGCGTCTGCGTATGCTGAAATGTATAAGACTCCGTTTGGTCAGAAATTGCCGTATGTCCACGAAGGGGAGCGGTTTTTTAATTCCGCTACTGGCGGTCTTCGTGATTGGGCTATCGGTGAGTCTATGTCTCGTCGTCAATCTAATGGAAGAAGGAGGTAGTATGTTTGTTCGTTCGCCGTATAATTATGATATGTTGAAAGCGTCTAATGAGTCTGCCTTGGCGTGTACGGATGAGTCTTTGGCGGTTCAGTCTGAGAGGGATGAGTGCGATATTAATACTATCGTTGCTCGTTTCGGGCTTACTGGAAAGATGCCAAGCGATTTGAGAGCGCCTACTTATGAGGACTATTCTGGTGTTGGTGATTTTAAGTCCTCTGTTGATGCTGTTCGTACTGCGTCGGAGACGTTTATGGAGTTGCCTGCAGATGTTCGGTTCCGGTTCCGGAACGATCCGCAGGAGTTTCTGACGTTTGCGTCGGATGAGAAGAACTTTGACGAGCTCGCCAAGCTCGGCCTGGTATTGCCTGAGGCTGTACAGCGTCGTCAGGCTGCCGTGGAAGCGGCTCGGGAGGCGGAGGCCGCGAAAGCGGCCGGCGCCGCGGCGCCGGCGGCGCCTTAATGCACACTATGCCTTGATGTAAGTGTGCTAGCTGACACCTTCGGGTGTCGGCTTTTTTTTGACCTTTTGAAAAGGTCTTTTTTATGGACTTGTGGTTTATTCCTAGTTATGTGTATAATGTGAATACGGGGACTTCCCGTATTTATGGAGATAATGTCATGGCTACTGCTCCACAGTTGAAAGAGGTTGCTTTGGGTGTTGCAGAAATAGATATGGTGCGTCAGGCGTTGCGTTCCTATCGTAAGGTTTTGGAGCGTCAAGCGTCGTCGGAGTTGAATTCTCAGGTGGTCGAACTTCGCAAGCAGTCGATCTCGTTCCTTGACACGATAATCGGGAAATTCTAGAATGATACTTATCATAGTGAGCGTCAGAGATTCGGCCGTAAATGCTTTTATGCGTCCGTTTTTTGTGCCTGCAATTGGTGCTGCTGTTCGTAGTTTTGGAGATGAAGTTAAGCGCGTTGCTCCGGATAATGAATTGTCTCGTCATCCGGATGATTATGAGTTGTTTGAGTTGGGCCAGTTTGATGATAGTTCGGCCCGTTTTCAAATGTTGCCTGAGCCGCGTTCTATTGCGCGGGGTAAGGATTTTAAGGAGTGATTATGTCACCGTCTCGTCGTCGTCCTGTTAATAAGCGTCGTTCTGCTCGTCAGTTTCGTGGGCACTCGCGTCGCACTAAATCGGCTAATATGCTCGGGCCGCAGCGTGGCGGTTGGCGTTTGTAGGAATGCCGTGTTTCTTCCCCATAGGGGCTTACCAGTTCGGTGCTGGTTTGCCCCTTTTTTTTCGTCCTCCTCAGAAGCATGGTGCTAAGTATTTGCAGGTGCCGTGTGGTCGGTGCGTCGGTTGCCGGTTGGAATTTGCTCGGCAATGGTCTGTGCGTTGTGTGCATGAGGCGTCGTTGCATGAGCAGAACTCGTTTTGCACATTTACGTATGATGCCGCGCATTTACCTGCCTCCTATAGTTTAGTTCCTCGTGATTTTACGTTGTTCTTAAAGCGTCTGCGTAAGGATTATGACGTTCGTTATTATATGTGTGGTGAGTATGGGGATATTACTGGTCGTCCCCATTATCATGCGTGTCTGTTTGGTTTTCGTCCACCTGATTGTATCAAGTATTCCCAGAATGTTCGTGGCGATCTTACTTATACTAGTAAGTATTTGGATGCTAAATGGAGACTCGGTAATGTTATCGTTGGAGATGTTACTTTTGAAAGTGCTGGCTATTGTGCCCGTTATGTAATGAAGAAGGTTAAGGAAGATGGGCCAATGCGTGAGATATTTAATGTTGAGACTGGAGAGATTTTTAAGCGACATCATGAGTTCGCCAGAATGTCTCGCCGTCCTGCTCTTGGTCTTGAGTGGTTTACTCGTTATAGTTCTGATGTGTATCCTCATGATCGTGTAGTTATTCGTGGAGTTAAGTCTAAGCCTCCACGTTTTTATGATAAGCGTTATGAATTGCTTAATGCTGATAAGATGGCTGAATTAAAGCGTAAGCGTTTTTTGTTGTCTGATGCACGTGCTGTTGATTCTAGTCCTAGAAGGTTGCGTGACCGTAAGGTCGTTCAAGATGCGGCAATCAGTCGTATGAAGCGGAGTGTTTAGTTTTTTAAGTTCGTGCGCGGATTAATCGTGCGCGTCTATTGCTAAACCGTTTTTCGCTTTTGACGTGCGGTTGTCCGTATATTTGTTATTCATGTGGTTAACTCAAGGGAGTTTGTTATGTTTCGTAATAAGTCTGTAAGTGTGCATCAGTTTGCTATGATTCCGAAGGCGGATATTCCGCGTTCGTCGTTTGATATGCAATTCATGCATAAGACTACGTTCGATGCCGGTTATCTTATTCCTGTTTATGTTGATGAGGTTTTACCGGGTGATACGTTTCGTTTGCGTATGACGGCGTTTTGTCGTATGTCAACTCCGTTGTTTCCTGTGATGGATAATCTCCATCTGGATAGTTTCTTCTTCTTTGTGCCTAATCGGTTAGTCTGGACTAATTGGGTTCGTATGATGGGTGAACAGACGAATCCCGGTGATTCGATTAGTTTTGTTGTTCCTGTTATGCAATGTCCTGTTGGCGGTTATGCCATTGGTTCTCTGCATGACTATATGGGACTTCCTACTGTTGGGCAGGTTTTGGCTGGTCAGCAAGTGTATCATACTTCGTTGCATCTGCGTGCGTATAACTTGATTTGGAATGAGTGGTTTCGTGATGAAAATTTGCAGTCTAGTGTTACGGTGGACAAGGACGATGGTCCTGATACCTATTCTGATTATGCCTTATTGCGTCGTGGTAAGCGGAAGGATTATTTTACCGGTGCGCTTCCGTGGCCTCAGAAGGGCGCTACTCCGGTGTCAATCCCGCTTGGCACTACTGCTCCTGTATTGTTAGGGCCGGGGCTTAATAATCCGCAGTCGTTTCGTCGTGCCGATACTCATGCTTTAATTGGTTCGTCTACTGGTATCGTCACTAATGCCGGTGGTTTGTTGCTCGATCAGGGTTCCGGTTTGCAAGCTATTGTTGACCCCGGGAATACTCTCTATGCTGATCTGTCGTCGGCTACAGCGGCTACTATTAATCAGTTACGGCAGTCGTTTCAGATTCAGAAGTTACTGGAGCGTGATGCGCGTGGCGGTACTCGTTATACGGAATTGGTTCGTGCGCACTTTGGCGTTATGTCTCCTGATGCTCGGTTACAGCGTCCTGAATATCTTGGCGGCGGTACAACGTCTATTCATATTAATCCTATCGCGCAGACGAGTTCAACGTCTGCTGATGGTACGGATACCCCGTTGGGTACTCTTGGCGCTATGGCTACTGGCGTTGCTGGTGGTCATGGTTTCACTCAGTCGTTCGTGGAACATGGTGTGATTATTGGTCTTGTTGCGGTTCGTGCTGATCTTACATATCAGCAAGGGTTGCGTAAGATGTGGCTTCGTTCTACTCGGTATGATTTCTATTGGCCTGAGTTTGCTATGTTGGGTGAGCAGACTGTGCTTAATAAGGAAATTTATTGTGATGGTTCGACTAATGATGGTCTTGTTTTTGGTTATCAGGAGAGATGGGCAGAATATAGATATAATCCGTCGATGATAACGGGTTTGTTTCGTTCTACTGCTGCTCAGACTATTGACCCGTGGCATTTGGCACAGAAGTTTATTGCGTTGCCGACGTTGAATTCTCAGTTTATCGAGGATACTCCTCCGGTTGAGCGTGTTATTGCGGTTGGTGCTGCTGCTGCTGGTCAACAGTTCATCTTTGACGCGTTTTTTGATAATAAGGTTGCGCGTCCGATGCCGATGTACTCTGTTCCCGGTCTGATTGACCATTTCTAATATGGGATTTCTTTCGTCTGTTGTGAGTGGTATAGGCGACCTCGTTACGGGTAATTGGGGTGGCCTTGCCACGGATGTGATGGGAGCGTTTGGTGATATCGGTGCTAAGGATATTATTTCGGCAGGTAGTGCTGCTGCTGGTTATCTTGGTCAGCAAGGGGCCAATGAAATGAATCTTCAAATTTCTAGGGAGAATAGTGCGTTTAATGCTAATGAGGCGGTGAATAATCGTAATTTTCAGGCGCAAGTGTTGGCTGATCAGCGGAATTTTCAACAGTATAATGCTGATACGTCTTTCCAGCGTGGTACGCGTGATATGATGAAGGCCGGTATTAATCCTATGTTGGCTGTGTCTCAAGGCGGTGCGAGTTCGCCGTCGGGGGGAACCGCCAGCGGCGG